CAATGTCAGACATTGATAATATTTTAGATAAAATAAGTCAAGGTGGTCTTGAATCTTTGACCCCACAAGAAAAAGAATATTTAAAATATTATTCTAAAACGGGGGAATATATGGATAATGAGGATGAGTATAAGGAAGATTCTTCATCTGAAGGTACCTTTTCCGATTCAATCGCAGGTGTTAATATGAAATTCAAATATGAATCAACTGAGGACACTGCAGATGAGATAATTCACAGTGGTTACTTAAAAATTGATGGCGATGAGTTTTATGGTGAAATTTATTGTGACCCTGAAGGGAATTACTCTACTTGTAATTTTGAAGACCCTGACGGGATTAATCTATTTGAAAAATATGAAGGATTAGAGCGTGAAATTGAATCTTTTTTATATAGTGTATGTGATGAAATAAAAGGAAGTAATGCGGTATAATATGAGAAATATAGATAATATAATTAGAAAAGTTATTAAGGAACAATCAGATAGGTATATGTTCTTTTCAAATTTAGAACAAATGAGAAGACAATGTGACATCCTACTTGAAATGGAACGTGATATGGTTGATTCCATATTAGATAATGGTCATGATTGGGCTCAAGACCACATCGCTGAGGCTAAAAACAACTTGGACCAAGTATTTGATTTCCTAATGAATGAGACAGAAGGTGATAGTACTAATGAAGTCTTAGAAGATTCTGATTTAACAGATTTAGCACTTGCTGATGAAGCAGATGGAATGGACCCAAATAAAGCACTTGCATTATCTATGACAGAAGGTAGTGAATTAACTGAAAAAAAGAAAAAAAATGTACCAACTAACCCATCTTTGTGGAAATCATCATTAGATTGGGCTAGAGCTAGATATAAAGTTTGCCCGAGCGCATATTGTAATGGAGCCGCCGCAAAACATTACAAAAGTAAAGGCGGTAAGTGGAAGAGAAAATAAATTTACAAACTTGTACACTTTATCCTAGAGAAACAGTGGAAAAAAAGGTTTATTGGTTAACATCCCCAGAAGGCGAGGAGTTTAAACTTTTTTCACTCAGAAATTTTTGTTTAGAAAATAATCTAAACGATAGTGCTTTACATAGAGTATCTAAAGGTGAAATAAAACAGTATAAGGGGTGGAAATGTCGGTATGAAGTAATTACTCTTTGTTAATATTTTTTTAGATAGAATTAGAATTTTGTAGTATATTTGTAAAAAATAACACTATGAGGTTCTTGAAACGACTTTACATCAAAATGCAACTCGTTTATCGCAAACAGTACTACACACAACAAAATCAATAGAAGTACCAAAGAGCCCCGCTCTTTATATGTATGAAATTACTCAAAATTGAGGACTCTCTTTTACTTATCTCACCTGTTTCCGATGACAAGTACATTTATAACGAAAGACTCGGTATATTGGTCTCATTACTAGGTAATCGGGGTACTATAGTAGATAGAACATACTCTTATGATATTAATCTTTCAAATAAAGATTGAGGAGCAAATTTTTTCAAATGTAAAACACTCATTAGATAATATTTATAATAAAATCACTAAAGATTTTATTAATATTAATGAAAAAGGACAAGTATATAACGGAAGACCAGTTGGTAAACTTAATTAAGACAAAAGTTAATGAGTCTAATTACATGTACTCCAACATGGAAAGAGCTGAATTAGTTCAAGATATTATGGACAGAGTGTTAGAATATGGGGACGATTATATTCAAGCATTAAACGCCCTTAATTCATCCTTCAAACCAAAAAAATATAGAAAAATTGAGTCAGGTCAGGGGGAACTTCCAAAAGGAGTTAAAGTACAGAGTACGTATAGACCTTAATTTTTACCAAAAATTTTATTCTGTAATTTCGGGTGTTGTTTAATAAATCTTTTTGTTACTTCACCCGAAATTTTATTTGCATAATCTTCAGAAGCTCCACCAATTGCTTTTCTGTCTTTAATATGTATTTTTTGATGGTCATAACAGTGTGCCCATTCGTGTGATAAAGTTCTTAAAATATCGGCAACCATTCTATCTTTAAATAAAACTTTTATAAGATTTTTATCATTCAGATATGAACCAGTTGTCATAGTTCCTTTCCTCTTATCTAAAAACTCAATTTCAATCTCATCAGATAACGGCATTTTTTTTTGTAATTCCAATATAAAATTTTTTATAATATCTAATTGGAATTTCTTAACTAAACCTTTTTTGTGTTTAATACAAAGTTTCATTTTTTCCTTAGTATTTCTAAAATAGTTTTCTTTAAAACTGATTCATTTTTTTTCTTTGGTTTGTATGAAGTCATCGTTGGGGAATTCCCTGTACCCGATTTTGGATTTTTTTTCTCTTCTCTTCTTTTTTGTTGACAAGCCGCCTTTTTTTGAGCATCCGTCATTTTAGATGCGACTCCTGCGGCTCTACATTTTGGATAACCTTTTGAATCCGCTTCTGGTCTTCCACAAGGGGGATGACCACCGCCTTCTTTTTTTCTACATATATTTACCCAAGGACCCTTAGGTTGTTTACTACCTTTCGGTTTCTTTTTTGTTCCAAACCAAACACCCAAATCTTCATTAATCGCATCCACATCGTGTATTGGTATTTCGTAACTATCTTCAGGATGTTTTTCCCAAACACCAATTGTTTTTTTTATGTTTTTTTTTAAAGTTTTTTGTTTTGTTTTCTTGTTTTCAGGGTGGTTTGAAAATTCAATAAAAGGTCCTAATTCTTGTTTTCTCCATTTTTTTAAACCTATTTCTAATGGACCGGTATAAGCACCTGCAGTTATTGAGCTATCGGCTTCAGAAACATATGGTTTTGAAACATTCTTAATTAGTTTAGTTTTACCATTATTTAAAATATCACCGTCATTATCATTTTGCATTGGGTGTTTTTTTATATAGTTCGATATTTTTCTTGATTTTTTTTCTTTTTCTTTAGCATTTTTTGTATCTATGTTACCATCTAAACTATCAACATATAATTCAGCATTATCAAACCCTGATAATTTTTCAGTAAATGGTTGGGTTTCATCCTCATCCCATATTCTAAATCCTGGAACTAAAGGCATTCTATATGAACCGGAGCTCATTGTACCTGTAGATTCTTTTAATCTTTCAGATTCTAAATATTTTTTAAATATTTCAAGTAAAGTTTGATTTGGCATTCTTAAACAATTATACTTATAATAAATATCTTGTAATATGGAACAAAATAGTAATTTGGAAAAAGAAATTAAAGAAACAATTGAACAAATGTCACCTAAGGGAAGTTTGTTTGAGTCTATTCATTATTTTTCAGACTCACAATTAAATGAGTTTTATATTAATATGAATAAAGAACAGGCCATATATTGTTTAATTGAAGCAACAAAGGCTGGTTTTAGAAGAGGTTCTTATAATTTGGAAGAATGTGAGGCACTATCTAAAGCTTTAAGAGTTTTAGGTGGACAATAATATTATTTTTCTATCACAATTTGGTCAATTCCAACTCTAAATTGATGTATTTCGGATTGTCTGAAAACTGTAATTACAACAAGTTTCCAATACGTACCATATATTTTTTCAGGGGATACTGCCATGGCAAGTTCCCATTTATTTGAAATAATGATAAATGGAATCCCATTCTCAATTTCAGTATTAATTATTTTTTCGGCAATATCTTTTTTAAACATTTGAATGAATTCAACGATTTCAGTATTTGATATAGGTCGTTGGTTATAATCTTCCAAATCTCTACCTCCACCTCTATAGTTAGAATGTTTTGTTGTTATCACATCAAAACCAAAAGTAACCTCAAAATTGGTTGCTATTTGACCTATTCTCTTTTCAAGAATTAAATGTTTTTTAATACTTTCTCTAAGATTCATATTCTATAAATATTATAAAACCTTGTTTGACTTCCTAATATTATCTTCACCCCACATAGGTTGGAGATTATCTAAAGACCAACATTTCATAAATTCATCATCCCCAATTTCTTGAATGTTATGTATAGATATTGGAAGTATGTGGTCTACATGCCAATCACCATAATTATCCCAATTCATTCCGTCTTTAAATTGATTTTCTAAATGACTAATTAACTTATCAGGAGTATACTGAAGAACTTCAAAATAGTGACCATTTTTCTGAACATTATTTTCTTTTAGTACTTGGTAGATTGCAGTTCTGAAATTATTAATAAGTTTGTAAATTGGGTCTGTTGATTTACGGTACCTTTCGTAGTTTCTTTTTGTTTCACGAATTTTATCTATATTTTTTTCTCTGTATTCTTTAAGGTATTCTTTACGATATTCTTTATTATTAGAATACCAATTGTCATAATTTTTTCTTTTTCTTTCCTTTGTTTCAGGTTTAGATTCATATTTTTCCATCGCAGTTTTTCGACCACCAATGAAAACTCTACCTGATTTTCTCATTTTGACATTATTATCTTTTAATATTCTTAAAATTATTTGTTTTTTTAATCCTGTTCTTTCAGAAATGGTCGATGAACCTATACGTTCTTCAATGTACATATTTAGTATTACATCAATTTCTTTTTGATTTGGTTCATATTTCCTCATATCATATAAATATACTATTCATCCAAAAAATAAATAGTTTTTTAAATTAAAATAAAAAAGGTCAGAAAAATCTGACCTTTTTAATTTATTCATTTAAATTGATTATCTCAATTCATTCAAATCAAATGTGCGAACACCATCAACAATAATTCTACCGAAGAACCTGTTATTTACCATTTTCTTCGCGTAACGAGTCATGATACCCTTGATAGGTGTGAAGTTGAATGGGTTGTACATAGTTGGAGTTAATTGAAGTGGTACGTATGGTGCGTAGATGTAACCAGTGTCAAGAAGTGACGTACCTTTGTGTCCCAACAATACTGTGTTTGGTGGGAAGTAAGGGTCACGATACACTTGGTAACGACCTGCCAATGTACCAACTCTTTCAATACCCATGTTATACTGGTCTTGCTCAGGTGCTGCGTTAGAAACGTGGAAATATTGAAGGTCATCAAAAATTGCTGAAATTTCAGATGATACAACAATCCAGTTTGCTCCACCTCTCAAAGTAGATTTGTGAATCTGAGCTGAGATTTGGTTGATTGCAGTGATAAGAGTTTGGTTCCAGTCCTTCTGAGTATAAGGAGTAGATTGGTTGTTCAGACGCTTCCAACCGTTGTAATCCCAACGAAGTGTCCAAGCCGCACCTTTACGAAGGTCACGGAGGATTTCACGGTCAATTTCAGCTGCCACTTGTTCTGACAATAAAGCTGTCAATTCAGCCTCAGCGTCAATGTTGTGGAATGCCGCAACGTCTTGAGCAAGTTCTGGTGACCATTGCGCTCTCAACTTTCTTTCAGTTACAGAAACTGTTACTGACTCAAGGTCGAAAGAAACTTCACCAATCTTGTCTTCAAATTCTAATTCTTCATAACGTCTCCAAGCCGCTTTAATAACTGTGTTAGCACCGGCACCTGAGAAAGCAGAAGCGGAGATAGTTGCTCCTGAATATCCATCAGGAGTTGACTGTCCACAAGCAATACATGCTGGAACTTGAGTATCAATTTCTAAATAGATAAATCCAGTTTGGCTACAAACGTTATCATAGTAACCACCGTTACCACCTGAAGTTGTTTTATTAAATCCAGCTTGTGTAGATGTATACTGAGGACCGTAGATTGCCTGACCGTACTTCTGAGTTACAACACGGAATAAAAGTGGTGTAAATGTTGCAGTACCTAAAGATGCTGCCGCTGTAGCGTCTGCAGTGTAAAGTGTTAAGTTAGACAAGAAAGATTCAGTGTCTTGTTCTTGACCATCAGGACCAATCAATTTACCGATACCGGCAGTTGAGAAACCTGAAAGTGCAACAATAATCTTTCTATACTCTAAGTTAGTGTTAGTTGTGTAAGCAGAAGCGATAAGTGCTCCGTCTGACCATGCAACTGTTGGAGTGCTAGATGTCAATGTTACAAAACGACCTTTTGAGTAGTCAAACAAACCAGCTGGGTTAAGACCTGGCTCAGCACCTTCGTAGAATAAATCATAAAGGTTTTTAGCGGCTTGACCAAATGGTTGACCTGTACCTGAAGTATAACCTGCGTTAGGGTCACCAGGATAGTTACCAGGTGAACCTACAGGTGCGTAGTGGTCACCTGAATCAATGCCTAAACCATTTGTTGCAGTTCCACCACTGTAACCTTGAATTTGAGGTACAAAGTAGAACAACTTACCGATAGGAAGGTTCATAGCTTGTACTGATACGATTTCATTAGCTAAAAGCTTAGAGAATACACGACGAATGATTGGGAATACTACAGTTTCAAATGAACCTGAATCTGCAGTAGACGATGCTTCGTTAATTAAGAATGAAGCTTGGTTTTCATATAACTGAGCTACGTTCTCTTTTAGGTGGCCACGAAGGCCTTCAAGGAACCCTAATTTGTCCCATTTGTTAATAGTATCTTCTTTGATAACTTTAAGGTGCTTAAGACCTATGTTACCAACAAGACCTGATTCTAATAATGCTCCCATTTTTATTTTTGGTTTTTTTATTTTTATTTTTATTTTTTTATTTTACAATTTTTGACATAATATCTTTCATTCTAAGGAATTGTGGGTTCTCATATGTCTTTGATTCAATAAGATTAATTGCAGAACCAGATTGCGGTTCACGCTCAATTACTCTTTCAATTGATTCAGTAATAGGAGTTGCCTTTGTACCTTGTGAAAGTTCATCTTTAATTGTTTTATACAAAGCTTTTGATTCCTTTAAGGTTTCTGCAGAATCAAATCTTCTAAGAACGTTAATTTTTTCTTGCTTAGAAGTTGAATGTTCAGTGAATAGTCTTGTCGCATAAGCC